AATCGTCGGAAACCTTATCAAGGCTAAGACTGCTAAGTCTCGTTTAAGCAAGGAGAACAAAGATGTTACGGTGCGTCTGTATTACGATGAGCGTGGTCTTGATCGATATTATGGTCTTCTTGAATTGGGAGAACTTGGTGGTCTCTGGAAGAACGTGGCAGGTCGTTATGAAATAGACGGCAAGAAAGTCTACGCTAAAGCAATCTACAAAGATCCAGAAGCATACTTCACTCCAGAAGTCATGGACAAACTTGATAAGATTGCAAAGGAGGAATTTAGTTACGGTTCGTAATGGAAAAAGTTGAAACAACGATCATTGGAAATCTTATCTTCAACGAAGATTTCTCAAGGAAAGTTCTGCCATTTGTTAAAAAGGACTACTTCGAAAACTTTCATGAAAAGGTAATATTCGAAGAAGTCTCTGACTTTATTGTTAAGTATAACAGTATGCCTACAAAACAGGCACTTGTTATCGATATAGAAAAACGCACAGACTTGAGTGACGATGTTTACAAGCAAGTCTGTGATTGTCTTGAGAATCTACAAGACATTCCTAATGACAAGCAATGGTTGCTTGATACTGCTGAGAAGTGGTGTCGAGATCGTGCCATCTATTTGGCACTGGTTCAATCAATCAGTATTGCAGACGGAAACAACGAAGAGAAAGGTAGGGACGCTATCCCCTCTATCCTTTCCGATGCACTGTCTGTAAGTTTTGATAATCATGTGGGTCACGACTACCTGCAAGATTATGAAGAGCGGTATGACTTTTACCACCAGACTGAAGAAAAGATTCCATTCGATCTTGACTTCTTCAATAAGATCACAAAGGGTGGTCTGGTGAACAAGAGTCTCAATGTTGCTCTTGCTGGCACTGGTGTAGGTAAGTCTTTGTTCATGTGCCACATGGCCTCATCTTGTTTGCTGCAGGGCAAAAACGTCTTGTATATCACAATGGAAATGGCAGAGGAAAAGATTGCAGAACGTATTGATGCTAATCTTTTAAATGTCAACATCCAGGAGATTGCAACTCTTCCACGTCAGATGTTCGAGACAAAAGTCTCTAACATATCGCAAAAAACACAAGGGTCTCTTATAATTAAAGAATATCCTACAGCGAGTGCTCATAGTGGACACTTTAAAGCACTTCTTAATGAACTTGCACTTAAGAAGTCATTTAGACCTGATATTATTTTCATTGATTACCTTAATATATGTGCTTCCTCCCGCTATCGGCAGGGTGGCACTGTCAATTCATATTCTTATATTAAAGCAATTGCAGAAGAGCTTAGAGGACTGGCTGTTGAAGCAAACGTCCCTATCGTTTCTGCCACGCAGACCACTCGTTCTGGTTATGGTAGCTCTGATGTTGAGCTTACTGACACTAGCGAGTCCTTTGGTCTCCCTGCTACTGCTGATCTTATGTTTGCCCTTATTTCAACAGACGAGCTCGAAGAGTTGGGACAAATTATGGTGAAGCAGTTGAAGAATAGATACAATGATCTTTCAGTCAATAAGAGATTTGTCGTTGGTATTGACAGAGCAAAGATGAGACTGTATGATTGTGAGCAGTCCGCACAGAATGATATCCTTGACAGTGGACAAGAAGAAGAGTATAATAACGAAGATAGCGACAAACTTGTTAAAAAATTTGCATCACTTAAATTCTAACTATGACTAAATCTGTTGACTTTGAAAAGTACCAAGAGTTCGTTAACGCAGTAACTTCTGATGCTTCTACTGATTTCCTTGCTCTGTCTGACCGTCTTGTTGAACTTGATGAAAAGGGAGCAAACATCGAACGTCTCTTGACTGCTGGTGTCGGTATCAATGCTGAAGGCGGTGAGTTCCTTGAGATCATTAAAAAGATGATCTTCCAGGGCAAACCTTTTAGTCCTGAAAATAAGGAGCACATGGTCATTGAACTTGGTGACCTGATGTGGTATGTTGCTCAAGCATGTATGGCACTTGAAGTTTCTTTTGATGAGGTTGTTGCTCGTAACGTGAAGAAACTGGAAGCACGCTATCCTGGCGGAGCATTTGACGTTTACTATTCTGAAAATCGTGCGGAGGGAGACCTGTGAGTTGTGGTAAAAAGGTAACTGTAGAACTATCTGTTCATCATGCAGCAACAGTGCGTGAAGCACTTTTTCGTTCTACTAAGCAAGACAGTTATGAATTTCCATCACAAAGAACTGTTGCTATTAGAGAAGTAATTGTAAATCTCGATGAATTAATTGAAGCTGCTCTTAAAGAGGAAGAAGAATGAAACTACTAACACTTGAAGATTATGAAAAAGCAGGTGAGTCATTCTGGCCTAAGTATTGGTATGTTGCCAAAGAACTTGGTGAAAATGCCTCATCAGAAGACATTTTGAAAGTTCTTGAGTCTATCGGTACAGTTGCACTGAGACTCAAGATGGAAGAAAAAGAAGGACCTTTTGGATTTAATAAGAATGGAAAAGACTCAGACGAAACAGAAGAAAGCGAAACTGAGTGATTCATTCGGTGGAACAGTAGAGAATGTTATTCCTTCAGACATAGAATGGATTGATGATGCCTTCTA